ATCTACACCAAAACATTTGACATTATTATTCATAGTAGCAGCAAAGAATGTGCCACCAACATAAGTTCCAACTTCAAGATATACTGCATCATCATGAGAACAAAGACTATTTAAAAAATGTCTGATTCTATCAGAAGACAAAGACATTGTAGAGGGCTCAAACTGATCGTTATTGAAATTTGAACTTTCTGTCATGCCATCCTCGATAGCAGATAATACTCTCTGTACGTAGTCGTCAACTTCTACAGGTCTATCTTGTTTCTTAAGATGGGTGTTAACCACAGTCTCGCAGTAATTACAGTCCCAACAATCAAAACCACAAGTCTTAATTTTTTCTCTCCAGACATCTATAGGTCTTTCTTTTACAGAAAGATCATCCATGTATTTGTTAAAGTCTGAAAACATTACTTCTACGCTATCATTTCCCCACGCAGCAACAATATCCATAGACTCTTTGAGTTTCATGGCATTCTCTCTACCATGCATTTTAAACACATCAATACCTAGATCAAGAAACTCGTTCCAGTCAGATTTCCATGGTGGTAAATTTGCTGCTTTTAAAGCATGAGAGTTATCTTCTATATCCCATTTGGCACAAGAGTTCGTACTAATAGGATCCATAAAGTATTGTGGATTATCTTTAGTTCTAGTGCTATTAAAATGGTAATGTTCATCCATCATAGAACAACCACCCCAACAACCCTCATTGGTTAGAATGGATAATTCTACAGGTTTACCAATAGAAGCACAAAATTCTTTTGCTTTCTTTATCTTTAATAGAGTATCCCTATCACGCATCAAATCTCTATCTAGATTGATGTAATGAAATCCTGCTTCAGCAAGAGAGACTATCTCATTTGCTCTACTTACATTTCTAAGTATTGTATTTTTTATTTTTAAATCTGGAAATTCTTTTTGTAAGATACCTGTAGCAACCCAACTTGTATGAGGTATAGTTACTATCTTTACACCCACATCATATATCTGTCTAAAATTTTTGACAAACAAATCTAAGTGTTCTAAATCTGGTCTTACGTAAAGGTTATTAAACGTAGCAGATAATGGAATACCAGTTTGTTGATGTATAGCTTGTGCGTTATAAAATAGTTGAACTGGATCTCCTTGAAAAACATCACCCATCGCATCTTGCACGAAAGGTGGCATTCGACATGTAAAATACAAGTCAACAATATATTCTTTATACCTATTCAACCAAGGAATGAAAACTTCCTCAGCATATCTTGAATCAATCTTTGGGTTTATTGGAAGACTGAAGACGGATTTTTTCTTTGGGGATGTCATGTTTCACTTCAGATAGTTGAGGAGGGTTTTCCTCTGTTTTTAAAATTTCAGAACCATTAATTTGTGGTGGATTAAATACACCACCCTCTAATATATTAGCAACAGATCCACTCATCTGTTGTCTCATCTTTTCTACTCCTGCTCCAATTAGAGCAGAATGATGAACCGCACCTGACAATACTTGAATCTGATCGTCAGGAGGTAGATTCATAATAGAATCCATGTTACCAGTACCAACATGTCCGAAAGAAATCATATCGCAAGCAGCTTGTTTTGCCATACGACTGATCCAGTATTTCTTATCCTCTTCCTCATTGGTATCTAGATAATACTCTATTCCTTTAGATTTGTCTACCATCTCTTCCAACTGACCTGTAAAGTTTGCAATCTCTCTCTTACAAACTGTAACTTTCTGTTCCCAGATAGTTCTGTCATAATGTGCTTTCTCAATCTCAACTTCAATCATCTCCTTATCTAAAGGATCAGTTGCAAGTTTTAATTGTCTATTAAGTTTCTTAATATCAATAGCATTTTTGTCAAGACGATACTGCAACTCCACTCTAGTGTTATCTCTAGACTGTAGTTCTAGCAATGCTTGCTGTACTTTTTTAAATGGTGTTATCTGTGTCCCAACTACAAAATTCTGGTTTTGATATTTGGTCTGTCCACCTTCTAGTTTATACGAAAGTTCTATCCAACCCTTCTCAGAATCCGAAAGTTCCATAAGCTAGTTCTCCATCAAGTCGTTTTTGATTTTCGTCAATACGTCCTAACTTCTGACCCTGCTTAATCGGCATTCCAACATTCAAGTAATCTTCGTACAAGATGTTCATATCCCACATATTGTCACAGTTCCTAAACTGGGAACGTATTGCATGATATTTGCCTAATAAAGAGGCATAATCTATAAGGTATTTATCATGGTTTTTGAGGATCCTTTTTACAAGTTCCTGCTTTTGCATTCCTCTCGTCATGCATAATATATCTATAAAGGGAGTTTTAGCATCTTCGTTTTCAGTAAACTTTCTTGCTTCTTCAAGTTGATAAACCCAACTCTCAGACTCAACATCACAACAGTTTTTAAAGTTTTTAAATCTTAATTCAAACTCGTGCTCTATCACTAAGATAGCTTGTTTTGTCATATATGATATTGCACGTTGTATCCTTTTAGATGGTGTTTTTTTCTTTCTCTTGACATGCTCCATTTCACCATCTGCATTCATCTCCACAACATAATCTTTATAGTGTGTCCTAATCTCTCCTTGAAATTTTATAGCATCTTCAAACTCTTTTTCATCCAGTTCAATGTATCTTTTGAAACAAGATTTAACAGTTTCAAATACAAGTTTATTCATCTTAACTGTGGACACATTATGAAAATTATATACAGTTGAATAAGTTGTGGAATGTGGTTTCAAATCTGCAGTTCTTAATACATCCTCATGAATAAGCATGTAGATAAAACCTTCTTTAATATGTTCTTTATCTTTTATAAATTTTCTAGTTTCTAATTCTAGAGGATGTTGTGGTTGATATTTGGGACGTAAAAAATCCTCATCCTCAATCATATGAGATGGGATGTGTTGTTTCCACGCAGTATCTTCGCGTAGTTTTTTCTCGGTTATAAAATTATTCTCCATCTACCTTTTTCTTCAACTCATCAAATTCTTTTCTCAAATCATCATGTTGTTTTTTGAGAATTAGAAATGCTTGGTGACTTGCATAGTCTGGTTGATTAAAATACATCAACTTACCGCTTCCTGTTTTGATGTTGTCTGACATTACTGATACCTCAATCCTGTTACTGCAAATGCTCCAGTCACACATGCACCAGATGATTGACCCAAATGTCCTTTAGGTTCTGCTTTGAACCCTAGTACAATATCACCATCGGTGGCATGCAATCTCTTCCATGTTCTATTGTTCTGGTATCCACCACCACCTCCTGCGTAGTTACCTAAACAGTAACCCCAGTCTTGACCCATACACATATTTTCTTCACCAGAAGATATATCTGCTTGGTTAAATGCACTACCAATAGTTGTGGTTGTGACATCGTTAAATTTGAGCCATGGTAGAGTAACATTGTTTCCGTTTCCATGATAACAGAAACCCCATTTAGTTGACAAGTCTTTCTTCCAACCATTTCCACCCCATCCAGATAAACTGTAGGATGATACAGACTCATTACTGAACTGTACGTATCTTGCATTACCAGTGTCACCGAATAGATGGCATCTAGTTTCACCTTCTGATCCAGTAGCAGCAGAGTTACCGAAACCATTACCTAGTCTAGTAGATAGTTCAGTAACAAAGTTCAATCTCTGTATACTACCAGGACCTCCACCCGCTGTATATCCTCTTTGAGTTTGCTGTCCAGAAGCACAACCAGGATCATCAGTTCCATCCCAACTGTCTATTGAAGCACCAAGACTGTCTGGGGTTGAGTTATAACCATCGCCATGTCCGTAAGTTCCGTTAGGACCAAAGGATCTATTAGTTCCTGTATGTAAATTTATAGCACTCACTGCCTGACCAGAACCACCGTATGAGTTTTGTGTACCATAAACATATCCATTAAAGTCACCAAAATTTCCATCAACGTATGATGCTGCTCGGTCTAATTGGTCTCCTCTACAAATAGTAACGTCAGTCGCATGATATATCTGGTTTACAGTTCTCCATGGATTAGAACCTCTATATCCACCAATCAAATATCCATGTGTGAAAATACTTCTGTATAAGAATGATGATCCTATTGTTATATTATATAAAGTTCCTTGATAATTATACCATTGACCTGTTCCACTATAAGGTCTATAGTTAGCAGAACTTACAGTTGGGTTCTGTGCGTTAATGCCACCAGTATCTGTTTGGTAAGGACCGAAGTTGTTATTACCATAACTTCCCTGCACCGCTGCCTGACTTGATTCTCCCGCAACAGCAGTTCCCCAAAAAGCATTCTCACCATCAGACATCAAAATACCACCCGCAGTCTTAGGACTTTGAGATGGTAGTGTTTCAAATAAAACACCGTTCTGCAACAGATTACCAGTAAAGTTTATGTTACCAGTGACGTCAATGTTTTTTGGAATAGAAACTGTACTACCGCCAGATGTTAGCGTATTAACCTGTGTGGTAGCAGCATTTAACTGTGACATAGTTACTCAGTATATTTCTCTTTAATTGCTTTAATTGCTTTATACCAATTACCGTCCTTACCAGGCACTAATCCTGCATCCATATCTTTCCACAAAAGATTTAACTGCCCTCCTACGGTCAATTCTTCATAATCCATTTCCCTCTTCATATGATAATCTGGCTCTGGATATACTTGTTTAATTATACTACCATTTGCTGGCTCATATATGAAATCAGGTGGTTGCATTCCTTCTATAGATTCATCAGGAATATCTTTCCAAAAGTAATCTTCGTGCGTTTCAAAACACTCATCCTCAGTCGCAACGAACTGACAAACGTTATTATTGTTTTTGTTAATTAATGCGAAACTCATAATCTTTAAGTGTAATTGTAAACGATAACACAGCCTGCACCACCGTTACAGTTGTTGTATGCAAAACTGTTTTGTGAATAGTAACCATATCCTCCACCAGATCCCCACTGACCGTGAGAAATCTCTTCTTGGTTGTTAGCATAATGGTGTGAAGAACCAGACTGATGCCAGAAGCTACCGCCTCCACCACCTTCTCGGTTAGTACCGTGAGACATCTCACCACCACCGCCAGGTAAGTTGATATCACCACCAGATGCT